AGAGAACATCGCTTCGATCTATAGCTGACACCATGCTAAGCTTGTAGAGATGGACTCGTCGTCGAGTAGCGTAGTGAATGAGCTTGGGATGTGATGGCAATGGTGGCTCACCAAGCTCACGCCAATTGTTGACCGCGGTACGGTAGTCCGGTGTGACTTCAAATTTCCCAACAAGGCCAGTAATAGCAGTGAGATCGTGAACAAGATCAGGATTAAGCCCAGTCTGTGCCGTAGCGAAATCATCACCGATACTCCTCTCGTCCGAAAAGATCATAACAACTCTTGAGGTAAATCCCTGCTCCCATGCAGTCTCTGGCATATATTTCATAAGTGTCGACGGTGTCGTCCCACAGATTAGATTCAACTGCGGAGATTTGATTTTGATATTCAAATCATTCCCTCGTCGGGTCTGCCCATATGGTTGTGGATCATAGAAGTTCGACATAACACCAATGGCTTCTTCATCATACTTATGCATGAAAGCTGATAACTCATCTGCGGTGATATAGATCGTGTTGTATTCAAATTGATCCATGTCCTTGCCGTTAGAGAAGACTACGTTCCGCTTGGACTTAGCTACCGCGTCGATCATTGATGCAGCAGTCATGCTAGTTGGCGCTGGTCTTGGGTCTGGGGTCTCTAAATAGTATTGCTTCGCTAGACGAATGCTCCGTGTCTTACCCACCCCTGGGTGACCTACTAAGAAGCAATAGATATTTGGATGCAACCGCTCATTGCCTGAGACTACGTATACCCGCTGCTCGATTGCCGCAGCAATGGTCGAGATTGCAGCCCACTTGCGGAATAGTTCCGGACTCTCAAGCTTTACTGTAGCTTCGATAAAGCATTCTATCCAAGATCGACACTTCCGGAGTGCGCTTCCGTTCGTCGTGACCTTGGTACTCTTTGAGCCCGTCTGGATTGGTTTCGCTGACATCACCTTTGTTCCATCCTACCTTGCAGTCGTAAGGAATTCTCAACACCAGCCCGTTCTTTAGCGGGATTTCCTCGACTAGGTCGGCCTGGATCGCTGGAAGGATTTCATCTTCTAACTCCTCTGGATACATAAAGGTAAGGGCGTCGTGATCTTGCATCATCAAGATCGCAGTCCGCTTGCGCCAAATCCGCAGCATTGCTCGGTTCACAATGTCCGCTAAAGAACCCTGAGGATCATACGCAACGGCCTCGCGGAATGTAGATGGATCATTTCTACGTCCAAAGAACCATCTTTTCCGTCCAGTAAGCGTTGTAAGGTTTCCAACTGTTCGAAGCTGAGTATCAACCCACCCGTGGTATTTGATATGTGCCGGGAAAGCTCTAAAATATTTGGGTTGGAAGTCTCTAACGACGGTTTCGGGAAGTCTGGTTTGGGCTGCGAGGGTTTTGGGTTGTCCGAGGTAGTTGCTACCGTGGCCCAGCTTCTTACACATGAAACGGTAAGTGTAATGTCGGTAGTAAGGTGTTTCCGCGATAGCTTTGTCTTTCTTAAGGTTGCCTGTCCAAGGGAGGTTAGTCCAACAGATTCTAGCAACTGCTGTATGTGGGTCTCCAGATTCGCAAGCTTCCAAGTATTTTGGGTCATCGAACCGATTCCATTCTATTGCTCCGACGATGAAGCTTTCGCCGGACTTCGCGTCGAATTTGGCGAACTTGTATCCGGGGTCGGAGATGAAGATCGATCTTAAAGCCTCTTCCACATTTTGTAAGTTGCCACCAGTACCAAACTCGCTAAAGCTAGAACTAAAACGACCGGTGCTAGTTCCAGCAATGTTGTATGAAGTCCGCATCCTTCCATCATTGTCGATCTCCGTTCTGAGCATTTTGATCTTACTGAATAGGTCCCGCATAGCGGTCAGATGTGCCACGATAGGTTTGGCAATCAGGTAAGCCTCCATCTTCTCCAGTGCATCGCGGTTAACTGTAGGCTTGCCACCTCTCTTGATTGGTGGGATTTGTAAGTGATTGTAGAATAGATTGTGCAGGTCTGGGTTGCTGCGCCAGTTGAAGGTGTGAAGGCCGACTCCATCGAGGACGATCTGCTCTAGCTGCATCTCCAGTCGGTCTATGTGGTCATAGAACTCGTCTATAACTTCCTGCTTCCGTCTCTGATCCACCAGAACGCCCCGCAATCGCATTTCCAAGGCTGGTCCTTGTAGCGCTTTCGAAAATTCGTAGGTTGCGGAAGTCTGATCGTCCAACTGGTGCCGTATCGCTTCAAGTACCTCAGCCGTGACGCAGCAGTCCAGACCGTTATAGACCCAGTCTTTCTCTTGTTGGTTTGGGATATAGTTTGGTTGGGTTTCATTGGTTCGAATTATCCGCATCGGTATAAATCTCGATAGGCTATGGCTTTGGCAAGCCATTCATCATTATCAACTGCAACCATTAATTTGTTACAGTTTTGACAAAGAACCCCACGAGTCTTGTTTGTTTTATGGTCATGATCCATATTAGCTCCACTACTAGCATTATTAAAATAGGTCCTGCATGCACATATCGCACATTTATTATCTTGCTTTAATAATACTTCATCGCGGTTAACACCATACTGTGTAGCGTGTTTGGTGACGGTCTTACATTTTTTACAGTATGATTGTAGTTCATCTGCCGATCCTGCGTTTATTCTTGGGCTAAAAAATTCCATCATCAATTCTCTCGCAGCAGTAAAGTCATCTGCCTTGACCCAAAACTCTTTCTTGCATCTAAAGCACTCTTTGAGCCAATCAGTTCTGCTTCCACACCAATCCATAGCAGACATTATTCATCCCTCTTTATCGTTTGATGTTTACTCCGCTCCGTCTTCCAAGGCCCATGATCTGTATAGATCGATCCCAGATAGCCTAACCCCTTGAGCGATTCGGGCTGCAAGCTGTGATGGAGCAGCATAGTATCCTCTCGACAACCTCTAACTCCGATTCCGTAGGCTCGCCAGAGGAAAGCAATGTCATAGAGCCCGTTCTGGAAGACCTTCTTGATCCCTCGATCCTCAAGCACCGAACGTATAAGCTCCCAACACTGTCGTTCAGCGCCTGCAGTTGGCCAATAGCTTCCTGACGCTGCGCGGGAGTCATGGATTGGAACAACAAGTGCAAGGTCTGATCTTGGAGCGAATCCAATACAGGTAATTTGCGAGCCGCTTGTTTCAATATCGACCGAAAGGATTGCACAACCTGTGATATGTTCTCGGATGAACCTTTGGATATCTTCAAGGTCCGGTTCAGTCCAGATTTCGCACTCCGGGCGCCTGACATCAGGAAACTCCTTCTCTCGATTGATCTTGGTCAAATCTGCGATGGTGGTGGGTCGGAGTTCCCATTGTCGCGTGACAGCAGCAGGATGATAAGTACAAAGAAGCTTATAACCGCTAACGGTATGAGTGCTAACACAAGTGGTTCCACGAAGCTTGGTGATACCAGTCCTACCACAGAGAGCCCATAGAGCAGAGTTACCCAAGCAAACAATGAGATTAGGGTCATGATGAAGGATTTCATCGCCGAGCCGATCCAGTTCATAGGAAAGCTCCTTTCGAACGTAGCCGGATTTGATCAAGGCTGGAAATCCGGTGATGCCAGAGGCTTTGGGCCCGCAGAAGTATTCGAGTTTGTTTCCAGGTGGGTGTTGTTGGAAGACATTGGTGCGGATGATTTCTGGGTGAAGTTCCCAGATTGCATCGAGGCACCAAGGGTCGTAGGTGCGGTAGAACTTTGACATGTACTCTCGATCTGATGCGGTGAAGTCGATCACGGCGGCTTCATGGAGCATTCGAAGAAGCTCGGCGCCGGAAGTACCGACGAAGCCGCGGCCGATTTTAACTTCGTTCTCGCCCATAGCTTCGCCCAACAAAATTACGGATTTCGAAGAAGCCATATTTTTTCCTGAAAAAGATGGGCCAGCATTTGCGCTGGCCCAAGTTGGTAGGAAGGTTACTCGCCGAGGGCTACTGTCCTTGCGACGCGAGCCAAGATACGTTGCCCGTCCTCGATCGGTTCATGCTTGATCACGATCCCAAGTTCGGCATTGGGTGTCTCGTCAACCGCGGCACGAACAGAGATGCCTTCGGAGAAGTCGATGCCACAGTTCTTAAGCATGTCTGTCAGCATGAACAGCGACTTCTCTGTCAGGTAAAGAGTGTTATCAATCGTCTTGCCAGCGATGCCTTCGGGGAAAGCTTCCGCGAGAGCATCTTGGTCCACGTCGTCTAACGCCGCAACGATTCGATGCGTGAACTTGAGGAAATCTGTCTGCTTCTTCGACGACTGACCAG